CGGCAAGCAGGAACTTCCAGTTGCCGTTGCCCTTGTCCTTGGCGTCGATCAGGACGGTCTCGGTATAGGTTCCAGCGGCGAGCTGGATGAGCGCGGTGTTGCCCATTCCGTCCATTTTCTGGAGTGCAGTGACCGCCTCGGCGATGGTCTTGAACGGTGCGCCCGACGAGCCGTTGCCGGTGGTTACAACCGACTGATCGACATAGACCGTCATCGTCCCGCTGGCGGGCTTGGCGGTGGTCCTGAAGCCGCCGGGGAGGAACCCGCCGAAATGATAGGCGGCAAAGTCATCCCCGGAATATTGGCCGGAGATGACCACTTCCTGCTTGTCAACATTGATATACGGTGTGTTCCCCGCCGCCGGGCTCATGTTGATCGGCTCGTTCTCGAACAGGAAGGTGTTGATCGATCCCGTCAGCTCGAACGCGAAATCGACGGCGTAGATGTTCCCGGCCTGGACGCCGTGCCCGTCGAGGTTGCCGATGCGAAAGATGTTATAGTTGATGTTGTCGGTGACGGCATCGAAACTGCCATTGATCCCGACATTGCAGCCGGACACATAGCGAATGTCGATGGTGCAGCCCTGGATACCTTCTACCGATCCCGAAACGGTGGCGAGCGTCACGGCATTGGTGCATTGCTGGGCGAGTTCGACCTTGACGATGTTCTGCACCGCCCAATTATTGGCTCCGGTCGAGGACTCGATCCTTACCCCGTCGATGCAAAAGCCGATCAGGTCACATTCGACCGACAAGAAGGCGGCATTGTAGAGCCAGACGCAACGCCGGAAGTCGAACATGCCCGGCAGTCTGTAGTGGCGGCTGCGGAACGCCCGGTGCCATGTCGGGAAGGTGCTCGGCCCCTGGTTGAAGCCAGTGAAGTAGAAGCCGTCAACCACGCCGCCAGAACCTGGCCCCTGGAGGTATGCACCAACCCCCTCGATGCGATTGCAAGTCGTCGGGACGGTCAGCGTGGCCGTGGTCTTGTAAACCTTACCGGGCTTGAAACGGATGTTGGCGCAGGCATTGAGCGCATTCTGGATCGCGATCGTGTCGTCGGTTACGCCGTCGCCGACGGCCCCGAAATCCTCGACGAATGGCATGTCGCGGAGCTTCGCCTGGACCGTCCGCGCGACCGCTCCAGTTCCGGCCTGGAGGAAGCCGACGAGTGCCGACCCAGCCGACGCCAACAGGCTATTAAGGAATGCCCCAATCGATCCTGGCGTATATGTGAGTGAACTGTTGAACCCGGATAACGCCGCGCCCTTTGCCGGGTCCGTGGTGCTGGCAAGGTCTGCGGTTTTCGGGCGCCCCGCTAGATCGGCAGCAAGGTCGTAATTGTAGTTCGCCGGATCGCCGTCCTTGACGACTGGAACGCGCGCCGCGCTGGCGGGGAGCGAACCCAGCGGGGTCATGGTGGAAATCTGCGTCATGGGATCGGTCCCCTGCCGCCGCTAAGATTGTCCCATTCGGCAGAGACGTTCGCGGTGGCGGTGTGGGATGCGCTATCGTGAGCTGTAACCTGGAAGGTTGCAGTGTAAGTCTCGTTATAGCCGATTCCGGTCTGCGTGAACTTTGTAGCAGCCCCGCTGGGAGACGTGATTGTCGGGGGAGTCACATTGTCGTAGGACAAGATCGTCCAGGCATAAGTATAGGGCGGCGTCCCTCCCGAAGCCGAGGCTGCGGTGGTGTTGGTGGTCGCGGTCGTAGTCGTAGTTGTGCCGAGCACGGAGTTCGGCGTTACGGAAACGGCGAACGTCCCCGCTCCCGCCGAACTCCACACCAGGCGGTCTGTCCCTGCTGGGTCGATGACGTTGATCTGGACAAGCGAGCGGTCGGTCCCCGCTGCATCGACCACGTTAATCCCCGTGATCGAGCGGTCGGTCCCCGCTGGGTCGATGACGTTGATACCCATTAGTAGCGTAACCAAACTTGCCCGGGCAAGCCGGAGCGCGGGTCCGTTCCGCCGGTCGGAGCGATGAAGATTTCAGGATTCACCATCGCGGCGTCATGGAAATAGGTGTGGCAGCCCTTGGTCGAACGGGTGATGTTACCCGTCATCGTGCCCCCGGCTGTCGGGAGGACCGCGAGGTTGGCAGCAGCCGTGGCGGCTGAGCTGGCGTTGGTTCCACCGTTGGCAATCGGCAGCGGTGCGGTATTGGCGAGGAAATTGACCAGCGATGCGTCCACGGTCGGAGGGACCGAGGAGATCAGGAAGTTATCGACCGTCTTTTGAACTACGCCGTTGTTGTCGGAGAGAACCCACTTGATCGTCTGGCTATCGGGAATCCAGATTTGCGGGAGACGGCCAGAAGCGTCGATGGTGATAGGATTGGCATTGGCCGAACCCGCCGTTCGGTCATTGTAAGTGGTGATCGGGGTAGTCGTTGTCGCGGTGTAGAAGCCGAGCGTCCAGTTGACGCCGAGGCCAACCCCAGCGGTTAGGACGTTGAAGATGCCTTCATCGAAGAGAACCCGGGCCAAGACTGTCATCCATTTTCGTGGATGAGGAGTGTCTTGGCGGCGGCGCGTTCCTCTGGCGCGCGGGCAAACCCTGCCGCACCGATTTATCTACCACACGAAGCCGCGAAACGCTATAGCGGACAAGTGAAAGTCTGGATGGCGTTCGCGATCTTCACGATCGCCAGGCTGATCGGTTGCCTGCTTCCCTATAAGTGGCGACGAGCACCCATTGGCTTACTGCTGCTGGTTTGGCCCGCTATTTGGTGATGCGGCGGCTGAACCCATCTGTGGCATGTTCTCATTAAGGGCAGTCGGGACCGCGCTCGGCTTTTGAACGGCAGCGTTGATGGCGCTCCCGAGACGACCCATGATGAACCGCTCTTGCTGGGTTCCAGGCTTTGACTGGCCGAGCTTCAGCAAAAGATTCCTCACTGGTGCGGATTCATAGGCGCGAGCAAGAAGGCCCGTTCCAAGCGCGGCAGTGACGCCGCCGGGAATACCGAACATCTCCGAAAATCCGGCTCCCATTGCATAGGGAACCGCCTGCACTCCGGTCGGTGGGGAAACTGCCGCTTGAGAGGCTCTTTGCGTGGCCTGAAGAACGCGCTGCAACCCCTGTAGCCGGGCAGCGTCATCGCCGTTGAAAAACACACCAACCTGATTGCCGAGGCTCTTGATCTGGGTGGCGAACTTCTCGGGGCTGAGACTGTCCATGCCTCCGGCCTTCTCGACGGCGCGCTGGACGATAGCGGCCTGGGCCTTTGCACGGCCCACGGGGGAGAGTCCGGCATAGAGCGTCCGCACATCGCTGGGCTTGCTGCTAAAGAGCAGGCTGGCGACATTTTCCGGCGTGGTGTCAGCGGTCGCCAAGGACTTTTTGAGCGCCGTGTTCTTGAGATCTCCGACCATTCCCGAAAGTTGGTCATTAGCCGACTGCCACTTGTTGAAATCCCCCGGACTTCCGTTCGCCTTGATGAACGATCCCATGTCATCACGGAGCGGCCCGTAGATGTTGGAAAGCGCCTTGTCCGCGACATCACGCACGGATGCGAGGTCGGGCGCGGTGAAATCCTGCCCGATCTGCCTTCGCAGCATCTCGACTGTCTGCAAGTCCTTGCCTTGGATCGCTTGCTTCCAATCATTGAGCTTGGCGATGACTGGAGCATAGGCGTTGAGCCCAGTTGACTGGAGCTTGGCGATCTCCTGGTTGGTTGCAGCGACCGCGCTATCGACGGGGACGACGCCCTGAACGCCATTGATGACGCTGTTCTTCTGATTGGTTAGGCGCGTTAGCTGGGCAGAGCGCTGTTTCGCCAAGTCCTGCGCCACGGAGTCAATCGCGGGCGAGTTGAGCTCGTCGCCCGTGGCCGCTCCGAAATCCTGTGCGGCGGACTTGATCGCCTCCACCCGAGCAGCTTGCTGTGACGCCCTCAGTGTACCCGTCCCTGTGATCGGGATGCGCTCTCCAATCGCCTGTGCGGCTTTACCGATAAAGGTCTGCGGAGGCTTAACATCGGAAGTCAGCAGCGGGACATTGTTTTGGGCAGCATCCTGGACAATATCCGGGGAATATCCCTTTAGTGGTCCCGGGCCTTTTGGAGCTTCGCCAACGAACCGCGAGATCACATTTTCAGCCGCAGACTGCGGAAAGGCGGCAGTTGCCCCAACCACGTTGCCGATGATGCGATTGACGCGCCCGGAGGTCGTATTCGGAGTTGGCGCGATGCTCTCGATGGCATTCCCAATCTGAGGCGGATTGGCGAGGTCGTGAGCAATGCCGTAGGCGCTCTTGGCGGCATTTGGAAAACCGAGCGCGTCAAGTCCATAACCTACTGCGGACGGAACGGCGCTCATCACTTTACCGACGCCCTTAGCGGCCAAATCTGGAAGGGCTGCCGCGCCTTGGGCAACACCCGCGACATCGTTCACGGTGTTGCCGACAAGCTGCGAACCGATACCTCCGTCCTTGACCGGGTAATTCTTAGGGGCTCCGGCGGCGGCGCGGGTCATCGCATCCAGCTGCTCCGGGGTCGCATTGGCCGGAGCGTCAAACTCATAGGTTTTGCCGTCCGGGGATTTGACCGTGAAATGGCTCATCCCCGGCGGCGTTGTTCCGCTTGGAGTGCTGCCCGGAGTACCGCTAGAGCCAGGAGGTAATGCCGCAATAAGTTTGTCTATGCCGTATTGCTTTTGCACAGCCGGATCGTCAGGATTTTCGCCAGCGAGCTTTGCCTTTGTCCGCAAAGCCCCTAGTTCGATCTGATTGAGGCTCTGCGTCAGGGCCGAGCCCTTCATTCCGATATCGAGAGCACCTCCTGCTCCGGTAATCATCGGGATTTCGGCCTGCATGATACGGCCGATACCGGTTCCACCGTTGGGTGAAGGGTTTTCTTCCTTCAGCGCCTGGATTCGCTGAAGAAAGACGTTGCCCCGGACTTCCTGGGTAATGATCTTGTCGAGGTCATAGGCGTCGGTGCTTGGGATATGCTGAAAGATAGACCCAGCAGCACCCGTGGTAGTATCCCCAACGAGCGCCTTCGCGCGCTCGACTGCGTTGACAAGGTGATCGATCTGCTCGGCACCGCCCCACTTCTCAAGTTGCTGCTTGGCGGTCGCGAGATCGTCCTGCGTGGCTTTATACTGAGCGGACTTCGCTTCGGCCTGCTTGGTGGCGATCACCGCAGGGGCGGTTGCGTTCACAACCTCTGCTTCGGCGCTGTCCTTTGTCGCCTGAGCTGGAGTCTGCGGAGCCGGAGTATCGGGGATCACCGCCGTCGGGGCGGCGGTCGGCGCTGGTTGCGGATTGAATGCTGCCCAGGGATCGTCAGCCATTATTCCGCCCTCCGTCCAGTTTCAAATTCGCGCATCGCCTCTCCCAGCATTGGGATCGCCGACGGGGGCAGCGGGGCATTTGGATTGACGCCCAATCGGCGCGCGACATAGCCGATATAGTTGTTGACCTGCGCATCCGTATTGTCGCCGCCCCGGCTATAGCGGGGAGAATAGGTCTCGACGATGCTAGACACGCTGTTGAGGCCGCGACTGAAATAGCGGCCAAGTTGTGCCTCCTGGGCCTGAATACCGGCTTGGGCATTGGGAAAGCTTTGGAATGCGGCCGATCCAGGAACCCGCAAATTGCCCGGGTTATTGAAAGCCGCCGCTGGCGTTGCCGCCAGCGCCTCCCGGAACTGTGCCGATCCTTCCATCGGGCAAGCGGAACTTGCTTCCCGGAGGAAGTTTCGCCGCGTCCTGCGGGGTTGAGACAACCGGCAATCCGTTGGCCGACGGCGGCGTTGCGAATACCGAGCCGTGAGGTCCGTTGAGGATCGGAGACTGGGCAACGATTGACGAACTTCCGTAAGGTTGCGTTTCCGAAACCGCGCCTCCGGCCCGCATGTTCTCGAAGTGCGGGTTAACCAAATCCATCACGTGGTCGGCGTCGGTGTGCTTGCCGATCTCCATGCGGATATTCCCATCAGTGGGATCGAAACCAGCAATCTGCTGGGGCGTATAGCCGAGCCGCTGAAGGTCGCCGATATTCTGCTGGATCGCGGCTTTGCGCTGGGCATAGGGAAGCTGCAACAGGCCCGCGAACTCGTTGACAATCGCGCCGTTCTTCTGTTTCCACTGGGTTGCCTGGGCCGCGTCCATCTTCTCGAACACATTGCCCATCGCCTGAGCCTGGTCGGGGTTGAGGAAGCTATACATCGCCAGCATCGGCGCGGCTTTGTTGGTGATCGACTCCGGCGGAAGATTGATCGACGAGCCCATTGTCCCGGCAGACGGAGCCGCCGATGGAACGGCTGCGGGTTGTCCCGCCGCGTTGGCCGCCGTGATCGATCCCACAGCGGGGAGACTTCCTGCCGTGCTCATCGCCGACGATACTTGCGCCGGGGATGGACCCGACGGCGCAGACGAATCGCTTGAGCCGCTGGCAGCACCGCCCGACGAAGGATAGAGCCTGTCAACGAAGTCGCGTCCAGCGCTCATCATCGAACTCTGGATCTGCATCTGCCGATCCATCATTTCGAGCTGCTTCTGCTCCATCATCATCTTGATGCGGTTGCCCTGCATCGCCTGATAGGCGCCAAGCGCGCCAGGAACATCGACCTGCTCGATGCCATATGGTCCGACGCCGGCCATCAGCCCATCAACCCGATTGCACCGGCGGCGTTACCCCCACCGCCACCACCAAACATGCCGCCACTTTGCATGAGATAAGCCATCATCGCGTTGTTGAGGCCGGAATTGATGCCCGAAGCCGCGTTGGCGTAGCTCGACGCCCTGGCGTTTCCAGAAGCGATCAGGGCATTGGAGATATTGTTAGCCGCCGTGGTCCCGGCCTGGACGGTCGTATTGGTCGCGTTCTGACCAAGCCCAGCGATATTCGAGAGACCTGCGGTGTAATTGTTGAAATCTCCAGAGGCCAAACCTTCGGCATAGCGCTGTTCGGCCTTGACGCCGGAACCGGACTTCAGGAGTCCCGCCGCCGCCTGTCCACGGTCAACCGCCTGTTCTCCCTGGTCGAGCATGAACTGGTAGCCAGGAGATTGCTTGAACCCGCCATAAGGCTGGCCTGAGTTGGTGCCTCCCGGAAGCCCGTAAGCGGAAAGAAGCGACCCTAGAGCTGTAGAACCAGCCGCCCGCCACGGTGCCAGGTCAGCACGGTTCTGGTTGAACTCGGACTGCTGCTCGGCAATCGCTGCCTGATCGCCCTTCTGCTGGGCATTGGCCGCCTGAGAGCCGCCAATGATGGTTGCTCCCGCGCCTAATACGGCGGCTCCGCCTATCGCAACCGCGACCATCTACACATCCTCCAGCATGACGGAATAGACACTCTCGACCTTCTGGTAGCCGAGCTTTTCAAAGAGATAGTCGGCGGGAAGGTGGGTTTTCGAGCCGATGAACATGCGCTGCACGCCCCGGCGCTTGGCTTCGGCCTCGACTGCCTTGAACAGTAGGAAACCGCCCTTCTGCCCCCGGTGGTCGGGATGTATCCAGAAGATATCGAGCTGGAGCGTCAGGCACGTCGAATAATGAAGGCCCGGCGCGATAAACCCGACGAAATACCCCACGAGTTTCCCCGCATCCCTGACGGCCACGCACAGCACCATTCCCAGCGCATCGCGGCGGAGATACTCGTCATATTGAGGCGACAGGGGTACGCGATCTTTATTAAGCGCGAGCTCGGCGTAGTGTTCTGGAAGCAGCGGCTTCACTTCCTCCAGGAACGGGGCGAATGGCTCGGGTGCGGCAGTCAGCACGGCCGCACATCCATCACAAGCGTGATCCGGTCATCGGCTGAGTTGTTGACGACCGAGTGCGGAACCGAATTGTCGAACCACCAGAACTCGCCCATGCTGTATTGGATCACCTCCCCTCCGCTAGAGTTAAGGCAACCCGGTTCGGCCTTCATCGCCAGGTGATAACGGCGGTAGTAGGTCGCGGGAGCACCCTGATCGACATGCTCTGGAATCTCTTTCCCCGGCGCGAGACGCGAGATGAGGACACGGCCAAGCCGCATTCCATCGGTCAATCGCATGAGGTCGAGAACAAGCCTCCGAACGCCGGGCAATTCATACCACGCGCGGTAGGGAACGACCTCGCAATCATCGATCACCGTTTCGGGAGTGCTGGTATCATTGAAGAGTAGCCAGATGTCGTCGGTCTGCTGGTGGGGGGACATCGGGTGGGTGGTGCGAAGCGTATGCTCGTTCCACAGGTCATCGCGCTGCGCCAACGCATTGAGCAGCGGGATTACATTGATCCCTTCAGCCAGTTTCTGGAAGTGCCTCATCCGCTCCAGCTTGTCTCAAATGCCTTGGCTGGAGCGACGACGGGCGGCAGTCCGTCTCCTCGAATGAGGCGCAAAAATCTCTATAGCATAAGTCGGCTAGCGTTCAAACTAGGAGTTTGCTTCAAGTGCTCTCAATCGCCTGTCGAGATCGGCAAGAAACCGATACCATGACGGGCTGATGTTTCCCTGCTCGTCGAACAGGGGCTCTCTCGGGTTGGGAATCGGTGACGCGGCCATCAGCGAAGATCGGCGTGATAAGCCAAAACGCAGCGCCGCACCTTCTCAGGAAGGATCAGCTTCAGCTGGAGCTGGCGAAAGTAGATGTTCGCGCGCCATACCGCCCGCGTCAGATATTGCCCTTGAGCGCCCATCGAGCGCCACATCTCGTTCGACCACGAACGGCCTCCGTCGCGCGAATAAACGAGGATGATCTGCGGATCGGTCGTCACCAAGTCCCCGACGCCGGTTTCCATGAACACCTCGAACGAATAGAGCGTCTGGGCATTCACTCCGTCCCCGAGGGGCGGAAGCTGGATCGTCACCGGTAGTGGATCGCCATCCTCGGAATTAACGTCCAGGTCTCCGGTGTAGAACTTGCCAGTCTGGTTGGACCCGTAGAGCGTTTGTCCATAAGCTTCGACAACGCATCCGACCCGGTAATAATTGAGGTTGAAGCTCTTGCGCTCGGCCCACTCCTGGGTGGCGACATCGTAGGCCCACGAGCCAAGGTCGGTGTTGAGGATATAGAACTTGTGACCTTCCTCGGTGTAGGTCAGCGCCCTGAACCAGCTCGCATCGTCCAATGTTCTTTCAACCGCATGAGTCGAAATCCTGATCGGCAGATAGCCGTTCATCCGATAGACGATGCGGTCATCCCCGACGAAGAAGGCCGAATTGTCGAGATTGACGATGGAGTCCTTGTCGATGCACCCGCGCTCGATGAAGGCATTGCCCTGCCGTGCGAACGGGAAGTCCTGCGAGCCGACATCGTACCATATTTCGGTCGTGTCGGTCCCGAACAGGAGAAGCTCCCGGTGGCTGTTGATGACCCCGACAAGGTTATCCGGCGCACCCTCTGCCGAGGCAACGTCGAGAGGATCGTAGGATGTCCCCTGGTTGATGCCCGAAATGATGAACTGATCGGACCCCGCAACGGTCCACACGAAATAGCCATCGTAAAAGGTCACGTCCGAGACGGCGGGAAGATTGATCGGATTGGTCAGTGAGCCATTGGATAGAACGTAACCGGTCGTCCCCCCGTCGTGGATCGCCAGCTCGGAACCGTTGTCAACGATCCTGACCGTGTTCGTGCCGGAAATCGTCCCCAGCGAAGTCGGCGTTCCGTTGGAGGCAATCGAGTAGAGCGTCGGCCCGACTACGGCATAAAGGACGCCGCCCATGACGTGCGCGCCACGAACCGGAAGCGAGCCAATGTTCGCCCATTGCGTGAGTCCAGGAATTGCCTCGACCGAATAAGGCGCCGCCTTGTCGCCTTGCGACATCTCGGCAAAGGCGTTGATGAGCCGAGCGCCAGACCACGGAGCCGAACGGCCTTTCGAGCTTTCCAGTGCTGGGCGTAGATTGGTATCCGCCACTGGACTCAATCCAGGTCGGGCTGCATGTAAATGCTCGCGCCCTCTGTATCCCAATAGTCGAGGACTTGCTTGCCCGAAGCGGCCTTGGTCTCGATCTTCATCGCCAAGCGAGGATCGTTGACAGGATACTCGGTCTCAAGATCGTCGGCCAGCATCCAGATCACCGGGTCGAGCCACTCTTGCGGCATGTCGAGGGGATCATTTGAATTATCGATGTCGCTGATCCGGCGTTGGCACGTCACCTGGAGCGTGTATTCAGTCGCTGCATTTGAATCAGGTGCAGGCCAGACGTACAATAATCCAGCATCGACTTGGGGATCGAAGTAGAACGCCACCGGAACCGATGGAGAGGCATTCTTGTTGGGGAGGTCGTAATATTCCTGGCGGCTCAATTCTCTCAGTGGAACATCATAGCCAGAGCTATTGCGCCTTCTGACCGATGTGATTCGCATCGGGAACGGATCGTCGGTTAGAGTGTAACCCTCCTGGTTTGCCACCAACGCCAGTGTGGCCTCGGTGCGGAGGAACAGCCGGTCGGAGACGCCAAGCTTGGACTTGAGGATGAGATTGAGGCTCGAAAGGCCGTCCTGATACATCCTCGCGGAGACTGGCTCTCCCTCGGACGCTTTCCCGAGGCGATGAAACGCCTTTTCAATGATCTGGGTGGCGTTGAGCGCGAAGTCCTCGGTCGTCGCGACGGTCATAGCCCGGCCCCGTTCAACGGCCCCTCAGTGAGCAAGGGCGCGCCGTTCTCGCACATGATCGGGGTAAGTCCGTCCTCAAGCGTGATATTGGTCGCGGTGAACACGTCCGCCGATTCAGGACGGGGATGGTCGAGCTTGCCAACCTCGGAACGGGCACGGATCAGGTCTTGCGGATTGCGCTTGTCGGGATCAACGGTCCACGCACCGTCCCATTGCTTTTTCAGCGCGGAGTAATCGACCTTGAACCCGGTAAGGTCGTCGATCGCTATTGGGCCGCGCATCGGTCACGCCCCTTTAGTAGAGAGCCAGGATGTTGGTCGCCGTAGTGCCGGTTAGTTTCACCATATCGACCTGGATCGGGAGAATCCCGACCGGAGCAGCTTTAAACGTCACCGAAACGCCCGATTCCATCCGAACGGCGACATCGCCGGTCACGCCGATGTAAAGACCGCGCGTGATCGGGATGACGGTCGTGTCGTTGGTTGTGACTGCTGCGGCGTTAAAGGCCGCAGCAATGTCCCGTGAGCGCCCCATTAGTTCATCGCAAACAGTTCGAGCAGCGACAGGCTCATGTCGCTTGCGGCCGTCGCGGCGTTGATCGTTACCGCAATCGTGATCGCCGCGCTCTCGTTCAGCGTTAGAGCATTCGGAGCCGTCAGCGAACCGACTACGTTCCCGGATTGCGCCGAAGCGTGAACGGTGATCTGCGTATTCGAGCGAGCCGCGCCATATTTGTAGATGTTGGCCTCAAGCTGCCATCCGCCAGCCGCGCCAGTGGTGTTGACGACGCCTGTAGATGCGATGGTCGTGCCGCCGGAAACCGCCTGGCCGATGGTGGCCGTGGTCGGGTTGACGATGATCTTTGCCGTCTTGCTGTTGACGTTCGATGCGGTCGTCCCTGCCGCGAAGATGTTGAGGCCTCGGCCGAGCTGATCGAAAACATTCGCCGGAACGGTAGCGACCGCGACAACGACATCGGCAGCGGTGGTCGCGGGCTGAACCGCCGTCCCATTGACCTGGGCGACGATATTGCCCGAGGCCGGGATAAGGGAGTTAGTTCCCGCCAAGCCGAAGCCGGACTTGACGCCGTTCGGATAGTTGGTCGTCGTCGGCGAGGGAAGGGTTTGGGTCGAAGCTGGCATTTACCTGTTCTCCAAGGAGTGAGGCGGGGAGCCGACGCCCCCCGCCATGTCAGTTCCGAGATTACGGGCCATTGACCGCGAACAAGGCGCGCGGATCGGTCCAGCCGCAGCTGTACCGCTCATAGCCCTTGTATTTGAGGTTGCCCGTGTCGAAGTCGCCATCCTGGCTGAACTGCGCCGTCTTGCGCTGGAACAGCTTCATGCCCTGGGGGACATTGGTGCGGACGAAGTAGGCCGTCGCACCGGTCAGGTAGTGGTTCACCTTGATCCCGCCGGGGAACATGTTCATCGCCCGAAGAGCGTTGACATCGTTGTTGGCGGTGCCCGACTGGTTGATCGACTTCAGGATGCGATGTCCCTCGAACGCCAGGGCGGTCGGGAGGATCAGCGATTCGCCCATCAGGCCAATCTTGAGGCCGCGATTGTTGGTCGCGTTCATGATGTTGATGGCAAGGCTTTCGAGCGCCGCTTCTGAAAGGTCGGCGGCAACCGCCAGCGTGTTCGACCAGTTGCCCGCAAGCGACGGGTGCGAGGTCGAGATCAGCGACTGTCCGTCACCGCCGGTATAGGACGAGTTGAACGCGCGGTTATAGACGTTCGCCGCGACATTCTCCTTGGTCTGGCGGAACGAGAAGGCCAGGGCCTGGGCGCGCGTGACGCCCTTCTTCTCGTAGAGGTTGTCGTCGATCTCCTCCTGCGTCACGATGAAGCCGAGCGCATAGGCAACGTGCGTATAGCGCGTCACCGACTGCTGGTTCTCCGTGTCGTAAGGCGTCGGAGCGCCCTGCATCTTGACCGACGCGAGGCCGAAGCCGGTCATTTCGACCTCTTCCTCGTAGTTCATGTCCGAAGTCTCGGAATCGAACAGGTCGGTCCATTCCTTCGGATGCTCCTCGTAGTCGCGGCCCCAGACTGCGTTCAGTCCGGGCCAAAGGAGTTTGGCGGCATTGCCAGTGTTAATCACGGCCATTGGTCAAACTCCCAGTTAGGCCACACCGGCCGTCTGATTGACGAGCAGGTGACGGTTGAGACGAACGAGCAGCCGACTGGCGATCGTGCCCGAGGAAGCGGAAGAGCCGACATCGTTGTCGGGCGCATTGACCATGCCGATGATCTTGAGATCCAGCGTGTTGGTCGTCGCTCCGGTCGTGTTGTCGGCAACGGTCCCGCTCATGGACGTGACGGTCGAACCCGCGCCCACGTTGATGTTGCAGTTGAGCCCGATGTCGTTCGCGGCGAACGCCGTTCCCGAGTTGGACTGCTGCACCATGAACGTCGCGTTGGGATCATCGCACACGATGATCCGGCGAGCGGTCGATGCGGCGCGATACTGCGTCGAGTCCCGAGTATCGGGCTCGCAACCGATGACCACGCCGACGAACGTATCGCCGGAAGCGGCGCGGATCACGTCGGCATAGACGTTGCCGTTGATGATTTGGCTGGTGCCGGCGAGCTTGACCAGATCGCCGACGAAAAGTGCCGTGGCGTCACTGGCCGGGGTCGAGTAGGTCCGGGCCGAGCCCACATAGGGCGTTCCCGAAAGCTCGTTCACCGGACGCAGCCCGAACGGCGCGTTCACGTTGGACATTGAAAGACACCCTCAGCGTCGGTCGGGACGCTGGGGGGAGAAGAGTGTCCTAGCGCTCGACCTTGATGGAACCGTGGCCGTATTGATGTTCGTCCATACGACCGGTGGAATCCCGCCCGGCTGTGATGGATTCATCGATCAGCCGATTGGCCGCTTCCTGTTCGGCGAGGCCCTGGGCAAAAAGCTCGTCAGGGGTTTCCATCAGGTAAGCGTGGAGAGGTTCGCCGTTCGCCTTAGTGCCTACGAGGCGCGAAATACGGGAACCGGGCTGGGATGTCTGGACGCCCTTATCCGAAACGAACTCATAGCCTAATTCCTTGACCTCTTCAAGCCTGTTCACATCGTCATTGACGAAACGGGGCGTTTTGCCTTCCGCCCTGAGCTTTTCAAGCGTAGCCTGTGGGACATCGAGCTTGGACACGAATCCCCCAACCGAGGCGCGGCGGCGGCGTTTTGCGGGCGGAGATTGCTCCCCGCCCGATCCGGCAGGGGATAGGCCGGATTTGGATGGCTCGATCACCTCGCGGAGAACGACGGGGGCATTTCCCCGTCTGCGGCGTGGTCCGGTCATTGCTGGTATCCTTCCCAATCGAAATGCTTGGCATAATACGCCCGTGAGGCGGCCATATCCTTGTCCTTGTCGCCCGTCAGTGTGACGCCCCAGATTCCGCGCCCCTGCATCCGCTCGAACGAGCGCTTGGCTTCAGGGGGGAGGTTGTCCCACGATTTCGAGCTGCCGCGCGGCTTCCCGGTCGTCGCTCCAGCCACGGGACTGAGCGGCTTTTCCCTGGACGGTTTTGCGGTGAGCTGCGGAAACTTCTCCACAACCATGTCCCGCACCATTGCGAAGAAGTCGCCCGGCGCCATTTGCTTGGTTTGTTCCACATGCTTGTCGCACATGCGGTCGAAATACAGCCGCGCGTTGATCTCGGTTTCCGATGCGGAGGCGAGGTTGGCCTTGTCATACCAGGCGTTCTCATCACGGAAATCGGCAAGGGCTTCGGTTGCTTCGCGCCTGATCTCGTCGGCTGACTTGCCCGCGGCCCAGCCGGGCTCGGCGGGTTTCAGGTCGCGCAGTTCCTTCACTGCGTCGTTGGCGCCCTTCACATCGCCGGCCTCAACTGCCATCCGATGCTTTTCCTCAAGCTCGGCCTGGGCGCGCTCGAAAGCCCGCTTCTCCATCGTCTCCATTTGCGTGGCGGCGCGCTTGAAGTCCTTCTTGAGCTGCTCGATTTCGCGCTTCTGGCGAGCATTCTGGGCCTTCAGCAGCGGCATCATCTCGTCCGCGCGCTTCATGAAGGTCTCGGCATCTACCCAGCGCGAGACATCGCCCTTGAAATCGTCCTTCGGAACCCAGCCGTGCTCTTTCGCTTCAGCCTCGAAATCCCGCTCGGTCTGTTCGAGATGTTGGGTCTCGTCCAAACCTTCTCCGGGGATTTCAGTCCCGGTCTCAATCTTCAACGCGGCGCTTGCCATGACGATCTCCTTACGGCTGAACACCGTCGCTCTTGGGCGGCGGAGCTGGATTTGACGGAGTTGCGGCGCTGTCATCCTTGCGGATTGCGGGCAGCACGACGTAGCGGACGAGTGCGTAAGCCGCGCCGATGGCGACCAGATATTCAGCGATCACGAGAAGCGTATTCATGGCCTATTCTCCAAAAGAGCTGTCACATCTTCGTCATTCAGAATGCGGTAGTCCTTGCCGTCGTCGCCGGTCAGCAGGACTCCGCCATATTTGCTGATGAGAACGCGATCTCCGGGAACCGGCTTGATGAAGTTGTTCGAGCGCGCCGCCGCTTCTTCCCAGGCATTCTCGCCGACCGCGACCAGCGTGGCCTTCATCGTCGCGTATTTCTCTTTTTCCTTGGCCTGATCGGGCAGGATGATGCCGCCAGCGGATTTCTCGACGACAGGATCGGGAAGGACCAGCACGCGAAGGTCTAGGGGTCTGATGCCAGAGGTGTTCATGCGACCGCTCGCAGTTCGGTTTCCGGCTCGTGCGAAAGAACGGTGATCTGGCCCCCGCAGTCCACTTGGCGTTCGCAAGCAATCTTCGCAGCTTCTGCCGGGCTCTTACCCGCGAGCATCGCGCCGAGCGCCATGTCCCCGCCGCTGCCAATGGCATAAGGAACGAGATTTCCGGGGAGGATTTCGAGCTTGTTATCCACCCAATCAACGGAACCGTCTTTGTTTAGGATGATCGCGCAAACGTCGTCGGAAAGTTCAGGCTTGTCGCCCCCATCATTCAACCAGCGCACGAGTCGAACGCACTCCGTAGTAAGTCCGCAAGCCCCAACGATACGTCCGTCATTGAGGCGGCGCACCTTCTGGTGATAGCGCAATATTTGGCTTGAGCCGGTCGTCTGAGTGTCGCCAGCCATCGTGCGGCCATCGGTCGCGATAACCGTCATTTTCCGCCTTTCAGCTTGGCCCGCGCCTTTGTCTTGATCTTCGCTTCAGTAGACGCGGAGATGTTGCCAGCTCGATAGGACCGCGTTGCACCGCCGATTGCGAGACGGGCGTGCTTCTTGTCACCGATAGGGAACGAGCCGTTGGGTCCGGCCTTCTTGCCCGGAACCTTGCTCGGTTTCAGCTTTGCCATCAAACCTTCTCCTTCATCGCCAGAAGAATCTCATCCCCGACACTGCGGACCGCCTTGGTCACGCGAACCTCAGTCGTGACCACGCAAAGCACCACAAGGCCAAGGACGAGAACGAGCGTCACTGGGCAGGCGGGACCGCGCCGTGGAGCTTGTCGGCAAGCGGCTGAACGACCGCGACGGCTTGCGCTTCGAGGTTCGCAATGTCGCTCTGGGCTTGTGCGAGAGCCGAGGCGTCTGAACCAGCCTTGGCGATAATCGCGTCGGCGTCGGCGGATGCCGCTGCGACGAGTGCGGTAAGATTTTCAAGAGCCATCTTAATTCTCCACTTCCTTGCTTCGTGCGGTTGGTTGGTGATCGTGAAAAACAGCCAGTTGATCTGATGCTTCATTCCTTTTCCTCCGGCCGTTCGATGTCGAAGAGGTCGAAGATGCAGCCGTCGCCATCAAACCGGACCTCCGACAGCTGGCCCAGGAGCACTGCCTGGGCCTGTTGCTCCGGGGTCAGGAGCTGCCCCCGCGCCCAGGCCTCCATCAGCTGGCCCCGGCGTTGGCGCAGCAAGTGAAGGAACTCCTGGGTTAGCGGGCTGCCCCGCCATTGCTGGAACCCCTCCGCCGTCAGGATTTGCATTGTTCAGGCTCCCAATTGATGTTGCGGCCGCGACCCCGAGATCGAGCGCATATTCCGCCAGTCGTGCAGCGTCCGGGAGCAGATTGCTCTCGAATGCGGTAAACGCGGCCTGGCTGAGCTGCATCGCGCCAAGCGCGGACTGCTGCGATACCCTGGCGATGCTCTCGACCAGCTTGCGTGCCTGCTCCATCCTGGCGAGGATGAGCTTGGGATCGGGAGCAGGAGGCGGCACTTGAGTCATCGTCTGGATGTCAGCCGTGCCCAAAGCCTCTAGCCGACGCCTTACCAGCTCCACCTGGTTGACCAGTGGATGGCCGTTGAAGCTCTGCCATTCGGCTTCCGAGCGAGCGAGCTTCTGCATGTCCATCGCCAGCGACGGATCGGACACCGGAACCACGTCGAGGTCGTTGTCGGCATAATCCTGCTGCTGGATGCGCTTGGGCTCGTCGCCGTCGCCGAGCTGGAAATGCTCCTCGTCATCGAGATAGTCGCGATTGAGCGCGAACAGCTGCCTCAGTTCATTCCCGAACGAGCGGTGGATGCGCTTGAAGATCGCGGTCATGACCTTCATGCCCTGCTCGATCAGCGCCATTGTCGTCGTTGCCGGTTGGTTGGCCGTGCCTTCGCCGGTCATCACGTTCTGGACTGCGGTGATATCCTTCGATGCCTCGACCAGTTGGCCTAAAAGCTGGAACAGGACCGGTGACGGTCCAGGGTGATCCATCCTGAAGATGTTCTGCGCCAACGGAGCATTGGTGGTGACCTCGACCCGCTTCCACTCGCCAAGCTTGAAGCGCATCACACCGCCGCGAATGTTGACGCCCGAACCGAGAAACCCTCCGCCCGTGTTCTGCAACGCTGCCGCGTCGAGCATCTGGTTGATTGCGGTGTTGATCGGCTCTGAAATATCCTCAAGCAGCGCCCCGAACCCAAGGTCGTAGAACGAGCCGTCAGTTGCCGGGATGAACGAGTATTTGACGAAATACTGGCGGCGCTTGATCTGAACGATCTTCTCCGGTGCCGCTCCCGATTGAAGCGCATCGGTCAGTGGGACATTCTTGCCCGCGACCTGAACCGTTACGTCATCCGGCCCGAAACACGGGACGATCCTCGCAACCTGCCCGTCCTTGTTGGTAGTGACGATGAACGGCTCTGGATAACCGTCGCCGTCCAGGTCGAGGTAGCGGTGCTGCTCGTAGAACTCGACGATAGCATCCTCGTCGCCCTGGCTTTCCTGGTCAGCCTGGACTGGCACCTCTTTCCACAAATCGGCGGCGAACTTCTCCTTCGCCTCGTGCGGGTAATAGCGGAGGATGTGTGTGTATCTCGGAGCCGTCTCCAGGCTCTTAGCCGAGTAGTTGACCACGAAGTCCTTGGCACTCACGATTTCTGAGCAGTTGGTGTTTCCGATACTGTCGTAATAGGTCTTCCTGAACACGCAGCCGTAGATCGGAAGCATCAGCAGAAGCCGGTCTGTCTCTTCCTCCCACCCGGGCATGTTGTAGAGCAGCTGCCATGTCATGTGCGCGCCGATGAGGTCGGCACGCTCGCGCTTCATCCCGTCAGGATCAGGACCGAGCACACGGCCTTTGACGAGGTTCGAGCCGTCAACGATTGCCGAATAGGCACGCGCCTGGAACTGGGTCGCGGCCGTGGTCAGCGTCGGGAACTTGACGTTGGACGCATTGGGCCACGGGGTATTCTTCGGGGCTCGCTCCTGAAGCGCGGCTTTCTGCCATTTCTCGTAGCGATCCAGCCACTCCTTGCGCGAGCTTTCGTCGATCTCGACATCGCGCGTGACCTTCTGCCCGATCTCGCTGAGCTTCGTATCGCTCAGGAACTCGGCCAGGTTGGCGTTGGGCGTCAGGATTTCCGCCAGCGTCAGGGTTTCGAGCTTGGTGGGCTGAGAGGCCATCAGTCGTCCTCTCCGTCCCATGCCTCATAGGGGTCGTAATCGTCCCCGTTGAGAAGCCGTTCGGCCAGGCGCTCCATCGCATCCTCAAGCTCGCGCTCGTCCATCAATAACCGCCAATCTCGGAACGACCGGATTCGTCGAACTCGTCGAAGGCGTTTTCGTCATCAAAGCTGGGATATGCTGGAACCGCGAACGTCAACGCCAAGCCGTCGCCATCATCAGGCGAGGCAAGCCCTCGGTCCTTCATATGCTCTTTCTTTTCGAGCAGGATTTCGTCGCGGGCGTTGAACCCGTATTCGACACCGATCAGGTCATCAGCCAACTCTGAATCGTCGGGGATCATTCCCGTCGCCAGCCACTCGCGCATGATCGTCCAAATCTCGGCACGGCGATTGGCGACCCTGACGCCTTCCCCAAGCTTGACCGCGCCCAATGGCTTGGCACCGAACTGAACGCCGACAACCGGAAGCTGCATCTGGCGCAGCCTGTCCACGACGCCAGCGCCGACGCCGCCTTCGTCCACGCAAATAAACATGGCACGATGTAGCCGGTGAAGCTCGGCAATGCGGCCGACGAGCTGCATGGTATCGACCTGACTAAGCTTGATCGGTGGGATTGACCGCGCATCTTTGCCGCGCCGGAAATAGATGGTTGTCCGATCATCGCCGAAACGGGCAACGTCCACGCCCATCATCAGCGGGTCGGACGGATCTGAAAACACGTCGCGGCCTTGGGCATTGCTCACCAACGTCGATGAAATGAACTGCATCGACGAAGCCGAGGGGAACTGACCCAGCACGCGGACCTTGGCGAGATCGCTATCTTCGCCGTAGGTATCGACGATTGATTGCAGGTATGGTTTGTTCGTGCCCTCTACCGAGCGGCTGTCGATCTGGCGCGTGGCCCATAGTTGGCGATGCTTGCCGAAGCACTCACGGAACCGGCCAGTGTTCTGCGTCGGGTTGCCGTA